CTATGCCTCTTGCTTGGCGATCTTGCCGGTGACGGAGGATCCGGTCTCATGCCTGGGGCGGGGGTGGCCGATATTGCGCAGCCAGCGCGAGGCTTCCTTTGGGTCACGTTCGACGCCGAGGCCACGTTGATAGATCGTGACGAGGCGCGCCTGAGCGGCGGGATGACCCTGGCGGGCCGCCTGCCGGTTCCAGTGGAGCGAGGCGGCGTAATGTTCCTCGCCGCCGTCGTTGAAATAGATTTCGGCAAGCTTCGCCTGGGCGTCGACGTTCCCTGACGTGGCCAGTTCAAGCAACCTTGGCGAGATATTTGTGGCGGAGGGCCGCGGGGTGAAAATGGTCTTCAACTTGACGAACGTGTTGCGGATCATCTGACACCTGTTGCATTCATTGCATGGTTCCCGCGGCGAGGCTGCTAGACCGGAAAATTACTCAAAATCTTGAACTAATTTGGTTTTTCCCTGGCAACTGCCTGTGAGGCAGGGGCCGTTGCGACGCGTTCCGCCAGGAGGACCCGAAGCAGGGCAACCCGGTGAGCCGTATTGATGACCGGATACAACCTGAAGTCAAGGTTGCAAGCGTGACATCGGGCGTGACACCCGCAATTTTGTGTGATCGGCGGTCACGCTTTTTGACCGCGGCGCGGTCTCTCCGTCACGGATGCCGATGTGCAGTCCGGCGGTCGAGGGCGCCCGCCGCCCGTCACTCCTGCGCGCTGGAGCAAATCTGATGACAAGCAAACCTGCCAAGGACCCGAAGACGGGGCGCTTTCTGCCGCGTGCCGGGGGAGCCGGGGCAATCCCCCGGCCGCGGGCGCGCAAGGCAGTGCGCAGCAAGCTCGGCGAGCTCTTTCTCGAAGACATGCTTTCGGCCTGGGAGAGCCGGGGTGCGGCGGCGATCCATGCGCTGATCGAGAAGAACCCGCATGATTTCCTCAAGGCCGTGGCGGCGCTGATGCCGAAGGACGTGACGATCAATCCAAACCAGATGGGCGAGATGACGGATGAACAACTCCTCGAGCGGATCCGCAAGCTCGACCAGACCATCAGGCCTTTCCTTCATGCTTCGGGAGCGGATGGAACTGGCGATGGAGATCGGGCGGCGGCAGAAAACGAATAGGCTTGCCTACTACCGGCCCTATGCGAAACAGACCGAGTTTCATGCGGCAGGCGCATGCTTTCGCGAGCGGCTGTTCATGGCCGGCAACCAGCTCGGCAAGACGCTGGCGGGGGCTGCGGAAGCGGCGATGCACCTGACCGGAGACTATCCTCATTGGTGGGCGGGCCGACGGTTCGACCGGCCGATCACGATGATCGGCGGCTCGGAATCGCACGAGCTGACACGCGATGGCGTGCAGCGGCTGCTCGTCGGCCCGCCAATGAGCGAGGAGGACTGGGGCACCGGCTATCTGCCGAAGACCGCTCTATCAGGCTGGACCCGGCGTTCAAGCGCGTCCGGCGCGCTCGACAGCGTGACGGTGCGTCACGCTTCGGGCGGCACCTCGACGCTGCTTTTGAAAGCCTACGAGCAGGGACGGGCGAAGTGGCAGGCCAATACCGTGGACTATGTCTGGTTCGACGAGGAGCCGCCGGAGGACGTCTATTTCGAGGGCATCACCCGCACCAATGCGACGGGCGGTTCGGTCGCCGTGACCTTCACGCCGCTGAAAGGCATGAGCTCGGTCGTCAGCCGCTATCTCTTGGAACCTTCCGAGGACCGGACCGTGGTGACGATGACGATCGACGATGCCGAACATTATACGCCGGAGGAGCGCGCGAAGATCGTCGCGAGCTATCCGGCGCACGAGAAGGAAGCGCGTACCAAGGGCGTGCCGACGCTGGGGTCCGGCCGGATCTTCCCGGTGACGGAGGAACAGATCCGCGTCGAGCCGTTCGAGATACCGCGCCACTGGGTGCAGATCGGCGGGCTCGATTTCGGCTGGGACCACCCCTTTGCCGCAGCGCTCTGCGCCTGGGACCGGGACGCCGACGTGTTTTACGTGACCCGCTGCTACCGCGAGCGCGAGGCGACGCCGATCATCCACGCGGCGGCACTCAAACCCTGGGGGGTCTGGCTGCCCTGGGCCTGGCCGCATGACGGGCTGCAACACGACAAGGGCTCGGGCGAGCAGCTCGCCGCCCAATATCGCGCGCAGGGGCTCGCCATGCTGGCTGAACGCGCAACCTTCGACGACGGCACCAACGGTGTCGAGGCGGGCATATCCGACATGCTGCAACGTATGCAGACCGGGCGCTTCAAGGTGTTTGCGACCGCTGGCGACTGGTTCGAGGAATTCAGGCTCTACCACCGCAAGGACGGCCGCATCGTCAAGGAACGCGACGACGTGATTTCGGCCAGCCGCTACGCGCTGATGATGAAACGCTTTGCCCGGGTGAAGGCGGACAACGCCGCCTGGGCTTTTATCGATCGGAAGGTTCTCTAGATGGCAGCGATGACGAAACCGGAACTGACTGAGATGGTGAGCCAGCTCGTCAGGGATTGCGAGGACTATCGCGACCAGCTCTCGGCACAGCGCGTGCGTGCGATGGAATATTACGACGGCGTGATGGCCGACGTGCCGGCCGAAGCGAACCGCTCCAAGGTGGTTTCGCGCGATGTGCGGGCTGCGGTGAAGAAGGTGCTGCCTTCGCTCATTCGCACCGTGCTCGGCAATGACAGGGTGGTGGAATACCAGCCGGTCAACCAGGGCGACGAGGCAGGTGCCGAGCAGGCGAGCGACTACATCAACTACATCGTCTTTCCCGAAAGCCACGGCTATGACGCGGTGCAGGATGCCGCCCATGACGCGCTGAAGCTTGGCAACGGCGTGATCCGCTGGTGGTACGAGAAGAGAAAGAGTGTCGAGGTTTCGACCCATAGCGGGCTCGACGAGGCGGCCCTGGTGCAGCTGATCGCCGACGACACGGTGGAGGTGCTGGAACAGGCGCAATCGGTCGAGCGGATCGAGCTGCCGACCGGGCCCGTCGAGCAGCCGGTCTTTGCCGTGAAGATCCGCCGCACGGCGGAACGCGGCGCGACAAGGCTTGCCGCCGTGCCGCTCGAGGAATTCCTCGTGCATCCGGATGCGATCTCGATCGACGACAGCCCTATTGCCGGGATCAAGCGGCGGATGCGCCGCTCGGACCTGATCGCCATGGGCTATGACCGCGATCTCGTCGAAGGCTTTGCCATTGCCGGCAATGCGGATGGCGAGGACGAGGAATTCGCCCGCAGGCGCGGCATCTTCGGCGATGGCGAGGAGACGGCAACGGCGCTGCAGGAGGTGGACTATTACGAGCTCTACGTGAAGGTGGATGCCGATGATGACGGCATTGCGGAACTGCGCCGCCTGGTCTTTGCCGGCGGTACCGGGGCCGACAATCTGCTTGAGGATGCGGAATGGGACGAGGTGCCCTTTGCCGATCTCATCACCGAGCGGCGGCCGCACCAGCGCGAGGGCAATGCGATCACCGACGATATGGCGGAGATCCAGCGGGTCAAGACCGTGCTTCTGCGCCAGACGCTCGACAATCTCTACTGGCAGAACAACCAGCAGCCGATCGTGCAGGAAGGGGTGATCCAGAACCCGGAATCGGTGCTGAACCCCAAATTCGGCCAGCCGATCCGCGTCGGCCAGGGCGTCGATGTGCGCGGCGCCGTCGGCTATACGGCGGTGCCGTTCGTTGCGCGCGAATCCTTCTCCATGCTCGGTTATCTCGACCAGGAGGCGACCGACCGCACCGGTATTTCCGATGCCTCGAGCGGCATGGCGCCGGATGCGCTGCAGAACATGACGGCGAAGGCGACGGCGCTGGTCGAACAGGCCGGCATCGGCCAGACGGAGCTGATGGTGCGCACCTTTGCGCAAGGGCTGAGGCGGGTGTTTAGGGGTCTGCTCGGGCTCACCATCAAGCACCAGGACCGGCCGCGGGCAGTAAGGCTTCGCGGCAAGTGGGTGACCTTCGACCCGCGCCACTGGAACGCCGGCATGGATGCGACCGTCAACACCGGGCTTGGTGCCGGAACGCGCGAGCGCGACATGCTGATGATCCAGATGATCCAGCAATTGCAGGAAAAACTGCTGACGACGCTCGGGCCGGACAATCCTTACGTTTCGCCCGACAACCTCTACAACGGCATCGCCAAGACCGTGGAGGCGGCGGGGCTGAAATCGCCGGACCTCTATTTCACCAAGCCGACGCCGGAGGAGATCCAGCGGCGGATGCAGGCGGCGCAGACGCAGCAACAACCCGATGCAGCCATGCAGCAATTGCAGATGCAGATGCAGCTGGCGAACGAGAAGGCGCGTATGGACGGCGAAAACGCCAGGCGCAAGCTGGAGATGGAGCGCGAGCTGAAGCTTGCGGAGATCCAGCAGAACGGCGCGCTGAAGCGCTACCAGATCGACGCAGAACTCAACCTCAAACGTGAGCAGAACCTGGCCGAAATGGCCGGCGGAACGGCGCTGACGACAGCGCATATCGGAGGGTTGCCGGGATGACGGACAGAACCAACAGGCTGGCTTACGACCCCGGTGGGCTTCTGACTGGCCGTTCGCTGGCCGGAGCGGCGACGCCTCTTGAACTCAGGGATTTTCGCGACGAGACGGGTCCGCGTCGAACACCTGTCGAACGGCATGCCGAAGATGCGAGCCCTGAGAACTGGCGGCGGGGTCTTATTCTTCCTTATGAGAAGAACACATCAACCGGCGAAACCAAGTGGGCTGTCCCCGGACTCCTCGAGGGCGTTTTCGACAGCGGAATCCGGGCAGTCACGCTTCCCGGTCGAGCGATGCGCGGCGAAGTGCAGTTAACCGATGCAAACGGAAACGTCTCGCCAGATGCTATTGCGGAAAGCTTGAACTTTTCCGGCTGGACGCTCCCAACGTTTTCCGCCTCACGGGTGGGGGCCTCGGTCCCGAAAGGAACTGCTTCCGACCGCATGCCTGTTCAGCAATTCGGCAACACCTCTCAAACGGCAAGGCGTGGACTTTCCGAGTGGACGCCCCAGGAAGATTTTTCGATGCATGCGGGCGTCAGCCCGACAGTTCGGTCAGCTGCAGAAGCCAAGAGTCTTGTTCTTTTTGACGAGGATTTTGCCCAGCGTCAAAGTGACTATGTGGTTCGTCGCCTTCTCGGAACGCCAACAACCCCCAATGGTCGGCAAATTACGATTCACGCAGCTGATCGAATGGTCAACCCGCCCCCTGGGCGAGCGATCATGTCACCGGACGAGGTTGATAGTGTCTTGGACGGAGCAACCCGTATCGTAGGTCGAGCTGATCATCCACTAGGGTCGACCCTAAAAGTTGAAAACAGCAACATGCTTGGAAGACCACAGGTTGTCGTTGACGAAAAAACGGGTAAACGTGCAGTTACGGTAATAAATCCGAGAAGGCGATAGTCCGATGAAGAAGTCTATTGAGGCCATGCTGGACGAGTTCATCGCCGCAGAGAGCCCCAGCATTCTCCTGGCAAACGAGATCGAGGTCGCGTTGGATGAGGCCTATCCGGATAACGATTATGTTCAAGACTTGGTAGGCATGCTTGCCATGTATCGCCCGGAAGGCGGCGAATTTCTTTACAATGCTGAGGCAATGCGCGCCAAGCTGCTACGCGCAAGGGACTATTTGTCCGGCTTGGCAGATTGAAAACTGGGCACGATGGGCGACCTCCATGTCGCCGTCGCCTCGGATTTCGGCTCGCAATCAGTAATTGCATGGCAATAGAAGTACATTTCTTGCGAGCGCAATTGCGTCGTAATCTATCGCGAGATCAGACGGGCAGCCGTCTGGCGGCGCTGCTGCTTGGCTGACGAGTGGATCTTGCGAGGCTTCTATGCACTATACGCTTCTCAATACCGTGCGTATGGTTCTCAGCTGATGATCGTGCCGCTTGGATATTTCGTCGTTGTCGACGGCATGCACAGCGCCAATCTTCTTCGTGAAACAATTGAAATTGTCGTTATCTTTGGTCTTCTTGGACCCCAAACCTTCGTGTTTCTGCTGACCTACATCGTGCTCGATCTTCCCGTCAGAAAATTTTCCAAGGCACAGACAGCGGTGCCTGCGCGCGAGAGCACGATCTAGCAGTCGCCAACTCCGTAGCGCGCTCACCTGCATTGCCAAGACCGTGGAGGCGGCGGGGCTGAAATCGCCCGATCTCTACTTCACCAAGCCGACGCCCGAGGACATTGAGCGGCGGATGCAGGCGGCCCAGCCGCAGCAACAGCCTGATACAGGCATGCAGCAACTGCAGATGCAGATGCAACTGGCGAACGAGAAGGCGCGCATGGACGGCGACACCGCCAGGCGCAAGCTGGAGATGGAGCGCGAGCTGAAACTTGCGGAGATCCAGCAGGACGGGGCGCTCAAACGCTACCAGATCGACGCCGAGCTCAACCTGAAACGCGAGCAGAACCTGGCCGAAATGGCCGGCGGAACGGCGCTGACGACAGCGCATATCGGAGGGATTCCGGGATGAGACGGATCAGCAATTTCGACGATTTTTATGAAGCGCCGATCGGGCTTGGGGGCGCGCTCGAGCTTCGCGATTTTGGCGAGGAGGCGAACAGTTGGGCGTCAAATCGGGGCCAGCGCGTCGGAGCGGAGGGCCGGGGCGGAGCAGAGTACGCCCAGGCACGGCCGCCGACGCGGCGCGGGCTCCCGGCGAGAAGCCCCGCTCAAGAGGTGATCGCGGACCAGATTGTGCGGGTGGAGCAGGCGATACGTCGCTTCAATCCCAATGAGGCGTTTCTGAACCCTCCAGGGGGCTCTCATTCGCCGCAGACGCTGCAATCTCTGCAGCGCAGGCTCGAAGAGCTTCAGAGAGCTTCCGTTTATGACCGCAACACCGGCTGGCCCGTCCAGCGCTTCATCGGCGACGGACTGGGCAACAACATGATTGAGCCGTTGGGAGGCAGCACAGTGCCCGGAAACAATCCGGTTGACACGCACACGCGCTACCCCAATGGTTCAAACTATCAGAGGCTGAATCCGGAGGGGCACAGGGACGACCCAACTTCGCACGGGCATGGGCACCTTGAGGGGGTTGGCACCGGAAGAAAGGGACAGGGGCCCTCCATCGGCACCGACGGAAACATCGTACCTTGGAATAGTCCAGGCGCACATTGGCCGGTAAGGAAGTGAAATGAAGCCCGACGAATTCCTGGAGACACTTTACTTGGGCGACCGCGGTTGCAAGGCTGTGCTGCTCGATGGCTGGAACGACGAGGTCAAAATCCAGATCGATCTGATATCGCGAAAGCGATCTGAGACGTGGGACTTCTATTCGGCAGAAGACGTGGAGGACGGGTTTCTGGTATTCGAAGGTGTCGATTACGTTTCCTTCGATCCGCCTGGCTATGTGCCGAATGACGAGATCGGCGACAGGCAATTCCTCGGCTATGACGGCGATCGCTTCACACTGATGATCGAACTCGGGCATTGTGACTCGACTGGGAAATACACCAACGTGAAGACGACGATCCGTGCCAAGTCGGTTGCGATCGAAAGGCCAGGCGAGGAAAGCGCGCGGATCAGGGACTAGGCTGAGGCCGGGCGCGCCAGACGCTCGACAATCTCTACTGGCAGAACAACCAGCAGCCGATCGTGCAGGATGGGGTGATCCAGAACCCGGAATCGGTGCTGAACCCGAAATTCGGCCAGCCGATCCGCGTCGGCCAGGGCGTCGATGTGCGCGGCGCCGTCGGCTATACGGCGGTGCCGTTCGTGGCGCGGTAATCCTTCTCCATGCTCGGCTATCCGCTCCGAACACGATGAAGACGATGGCGCCCGAAACGGCCGCGCGCATTCGGTCCTATGTCAATGAGCATCCCAAGCTTCGCGACATTATCCAGTTCAATGGCAAGATTCTTCCCTACGCTGCCCCTGTCGGGCTGTCCTATCAGCAATTGTTGAAACCGGAGGATGAAAAGCCTGTTCCTGCCGGCCGAACGTATGGCAGGCTCTATGAGGCAGGGCGTTGACATGCCGGCGCTTGACATTCCCTGAAAAGCTAGGAGTATTTTCCTTGTTGGTCGGGCCGGTGGGAGGACGCGTGGAATGAAGCAGGCTAAGCCGGCGCCGCCGGCGCAGGATGAGATTTGGACCGCTGACCGCCCTCGGCGCAGGGACACTGTCGTGATCGAGGACGACGGCCCTTACAATCGCTGGCCAAGGTGGGCTTGGAAACCGGAGAAAAGCGAGGAGATCCAGTCCTTCATGCGCCAATGCGCGGCGCTTCAGGAGGTTGACCCTAAGGCCGATAAACGTTGGCACGCCGAGTCTGAGCATTTTGCACCGTGGCGTGAGGCACGTGAGCTCGAGGACCAATGGTGGGACGGGGACTGGCGACTTCGCGAAACTATGGCCGCGCGAAGGCCCGCTCGCAGACAGGACAGTTGGCTACGTGCCGGCATGAAGCTGGACGAAGCAAGGCGTGGTCAGTATTGGCTCTGTCGTACAAGGGCGGAGTTGGCGCGGGCGGAATTGCGCAACAAGGATCCTGACGCGGACGACCCGGCGGCGGCTCGCAACTGGTTCGAGCAATGCCAATGGTTCGAAAAATTCCTCGCCGAATGCTGGAGCGCAGAATGCGAACGGGTCGAGCTTGACCAAGGGGATAGCCGCAGGCAGCCGGATAGCGCCGATCTTCGTCGATGGAGAGCAGAACGGCAGTTTGAAAGAATGATGGAGCTGCGGTGGTCTCATCAGAGAGAATTAAGCAAGAATAAAGCATAGAGGGGACTGACCCAGGGTGCTCGACAATCTCTACTGGCAGAACAACCAGTAGCCGATCGTGCAGGAAGGGGTGATCCAGAACCCGGAATCGGTGCTGAACCCGACGTTCGGCCAGCCGATCCGCGTCGGCCAGGGCGTCGATGTGCGCGGCGCCGTCGGCTATACGGCAGTGCCGTTCGTTGCGCGCGAATCCTTTTCCATGCTCGGCTATCCGCTTCTTGAGATGCGCAATTTCGAACGGAAAGCCGCTTCACACTTTTCCTGAAATTGCAGCAGGAGGCGACCGACCGCACCGGCATTTCCGACGCCTCGAGCGGCATGGCGCCGGACGCGCTGCAGAACATGACGGCGAAGGCGACGGCGCTTGTCGAGCAGGCCGGCATCGGCCAGACGGAGCTGATGGTGCGCACCTTTGCGCAAGGGCTTCGTCGGGTGTTCAGGGGTCTGCTCGGGCTGACCATCAAGCACCAGGACCGGCCGCGGGCGGTACGGCTGCGCGGCAAATGGGTGACCTTCGACCCGCGCCACTGGAACGCCGGCATGGATGCGACCGTCAACATCGGGCTTGGTGCGGGCACCCGCGAGCGCGACATGCTGATGATCCAGATGATCCAGCAATTGCAGGAGAAACTGCTCCTGCATGTTTCCATAAATCCTCGCGGATTTAAGGGAAAAAACATGCAGCACTTCAAAGTGTTACAGCGACCTTTGCGCGTCTTTTTAAGACGCGCGGCGCTGTGGCGACGCTCGGGCCGCACAATCCATACGTCTCGCCCGACAATCTCTACAACGGCATTGCCAAGACGGTGGAGGCGGCGGGGCTGAAATCGCCCGACCTCTATTTCACCAAGCCGACGCCCGAGGACATCCAGAAGCGGATGCAGGCGGCTGAGCCGCAGCAACAGGCTGACGTGGGCATGCAGCAACTGCAGATGCAGCTGGCGAACGAGAAGGCGCGCATGGACGGCGAAAACGCCAGGCGGAAGCTCGAGATGGAGCGTGAACTGAAGCTTGCGGAGATCCAGCAGGACGGCGCGCTCAAACGCTACCAGATCGACGCCGAACTCAACCTGAAACGCGAACAGAACCTGGCCGAAATGGCCGGTGGAGCGGCGCTGACGACGGCGCATATCGGAGGGATGCCGGGATGAGGCGGATCAGCAATTTTGACGATTTTTATGAAGCGCCGATCGGGCTTGGCGGCGCGCTGGAGCTTCGCGACTTTGGCGAGGAGGCGAACAGTTGGGCGCCTAATCGCGGGCGAAGTGCCGGCAGCGATCGCCGGGGCGGACAAGAGTTTGCCCAGGCTAGACCGCCGGCGCGGCGCGGAGCCCAGCCGAGAGACCCCGTTCAGGAAGTGATGGGGCTGCAGATCGGCCGCCTCATGCGCGAGATTAAGCGCCTCAACCCGCAAGAGACATTCCTTGAACCGGCCGGCGGCTCCTATTCCGTCCAGGCGAGGGACAGCCTGCAGCGTCGGCTGGAAGAGCTTCAACGAGCCCCCGTTGCAGACCGCAACACAGGCTGGCCCATCCAACGCTACATCGGCGACGGTCTAGGCAACAACATGATCGAGCCGCTGGGAGGACGTACCGCTCCTGGTCGAAATCCGGTTGACACACATACGCTTTATCCGAATGGATCGAACTATCAAAGACTGAACCCGCAAGGGCATCGAAACGACCCGATTCCGCATGGACATGGTCATCTTCCGGGAACGGGCCCGGACACGAAAGGCCAGGGTCCATCAATTGATGTCCGTGGGAACATCGTGCCTTGGGCCAGCTCTGATGCGCATTGGCCAATGAGGAAGTGAAATGAAGCCGGACGAATTCTTGAGCAGCGTCTACCTCGGCGATCGCGCCTGCAAGGCGATCGTACTCGACGGCTGGAAAGACGAGGTCAAGATCCAGATTGACCTGATTTCTCGATGTCGGTCCGAGACTTGGAACTTTTACTCCGCTGAGGATGTGGAAGACGGTTTCCTCGTGTTTGAAGGAGTCGATCATGTATCCTTTGACCCTCAAGGCCCGATTCCGAACGGAGAAATTGGCGATATTGAGTTCGTTGCCGAGGGCGATGAGCGGTTCCTTGTGAAGATAGACATCGGCTATGCCGAACAGAAGGATGGCAACGTCATCTTTCGCAATGCCAAGCTGACCATCCGGGCGAAAGCCGCAGCCATCGAGAAGCCGGGAGAAGAAGGCGCGCGAATCAGGGATTAGGCGGCAGCGAGCGCATCCGTCGCTCGCCAACTTTTTCTGACAGGCAACCAGCGGCCGATCGTACGGGAAGGGGTGATCCAGAACCCGGAATCGGTGCTGAACCCGACGTTCGGCCAGCCGATCCGCGTCGGCCAGGGCGTCGATGTGCGCGGCGCCGTCGGCTATACGGCGGTGCCGTTCGTGGCGCGCAAATCCTTCTCCATGCTCGGTTATCCGCTTGTTGGGATGCGCAATTTCGAACGGAAAGCCGCTTCACACTTTTCCTGAAATTGCAGCAGGAGGCGACCGACCGCACCGGCATTTCCGACGCCTCGAGCGGCATGGCGCCGGACGCGCTGCAGAACATGACGGCGAAGGCGACGGCCCTCGTCGAACCCGCCGCAGCCCTTGCGCAAAGGTGCGCACCATCAGCTCCGTCTGGCCGATGCCCGCCTGTTCACACGCTCTATCCGAATGGATCAAACTTTCATAGAATCAACCCTCGCGGGCATGGCTCTAGAAAAACACCCCACGCCCATGGTCATCTCGAAGGGACCGGACCAAATAGGAAGGGTCAAGGCCCCTCGATTGATGTCCATGGGAACATCGTGCCTTCGAACAGCGACGACGCGCATTGGCCAATGAGATGAGAATGATGGAGCCGAACGAATTCTTGACGAGCATTTATCTGGGTGATCGCGCCTGCAAGGCTATCGTGCTTGATGGCTGGAAGGATGAGGTGAAAATTCAGATCGACTCCATTTCGCGGGTCCGGGGAGAACACTGGGATTACTACACGGATGAGGACGTTGACGACGGCTTCCTCGTGTTCGAAGGCGTCGATCACGTCTCTTTTGATCCACCCGGTTTGATCCCGAACGACGCCATCGGTGAAATCGAATTCCTTGGTTACAAGGACGACCGCTTCATTGTGGTGATCGAGCTTACTCACGGTGATGAGGACTCTAAATACACGACCGTTCGCACGACGATTCGAGCGAAAGCTGTGGCGATCGAGAAGCCGGGCGAAGAAGACGCGCGGATCAGGGACTAGGTCAGCAGAGTTCGGCGGACAGGCCGATTCAACGCTACATCGGCGACTCCCGCGGCAACAATATGATTGAACCGTTGGGAGGGCGCACCGTGCCCGGGAAAAATCCGGTTGACGCACACGCTCTATCCGAACGGATCGAACTACCATAGGCTGAATCCGCAGGGGCACAAGGACGACCCAACTCCGCACGGACATGGTCACCTTATGGGTACGGGTCGGAACAAGAAGGGCCAGGGTCCTTCAATCGATATCGACGGGAATGTCGTACCTTGGAGGAGCCCAGACGCCCACTGGCCCATAAGGAAATGAAATGAAACCGGACGAATTTCTCAAAACCATTTACCTCGGCGACCGCGCCTGCAAAGGGCTTGTGCTCGACGGTTGGAACGAAGAAGTCAAAATCCATATCGATGCTATATCCCGCGTCCGTGGCGACGTTTGGAATTTTCATACGGCCGAGGACGTGGATGATGGCTTCCTTGTTTTCGAAGGCGTCGATCACATTTCCTTCGACCCACCTGGCCGGATGCCAAACGATGAGATCGGCAACATCGAGTTTCTCGGCTATGAGGGCGATCGCTTCACTATCATGATCGAACTCGGGGCTGCCGACGAGACTGCTACCTATGGCTTCATCAAGACCACTATCCGGGCGAAGGCGGTAGCAATCGAGAAGCCGGGTGAAGAAGGCGCGCGAATCAGGGACTAGGCTGAGGCGTGGCGCGCCAGACGCTCGACAATCTCTACTGGCAGAACAACCAGCAGCCGATCGTCCAGGAAGGGGTGATCCAGAACCCGGAATCGTAGACCCAGAAGACTACCTGCGGTACCAGTTACGCGACGGACCTAACGTAACCGTGCGAAGGTATGCAACTACGCCGCAAGAGGAGGAAATCATCAAGGAGCGAGTCTTCAATCTCGGTGGAGCGCCGGCCGCCAATTTTATCGATACCGGTTGCACCACGGGCGTCACTGAGGCGATCAGAGGCATCGGTCCGTTCGGCGAGGTGGAACAAACCATGTGGCCGACGAAGCTTGATAAGCAGCTCCGTCGCATGGACAAGCACGTGGGCGACGCCCACGATGCGGAGAGCCTCCGTCGATTGCTAGCAAGGTAGATGGGCGACCTCCACGTCGACGTCGCCTCGGACTGCCGTTCGCAAGCAGTAATTGCATGGCAATTGAAATACATTGCGTGCGAACGCAATTGCGTCGTAGTTTACCGCGAGATTAGCCGTCCAACCGTCTGGCGGCGCTGCTGCTTTGGCTGACGAGTGGATCTTGCGAGGCTTCTATGCACTATACGCTTCTCAATACCGTGCGTGTGGTTCTCAGCTATATCATCATGCTGGCCTTCGCGGCCTGGGCATACCAACGCTTCTTGACGTTCTCGGCGGCAGCGTCCGTTTCGCTCCTCTATATTTTTGCTTTCATTCCCCTTCCGGCGGTGCGTCTCTGGAAGCGTCTTGCGTACATCACGTTGGCGGCACTGCCTTTGATGATGGTTCCGATTGGCTACTCCGTCCTTTTCCTCCGATCCGGCAACCTCAACGCCTTCTGGGAGACGGTGCAGATCACATTTCTGCTAGGTCTGCTCGGGCCGCAATATCTTGTTTTTCTGATCGCTTACAGTTCGCTTGAACCGGTGGTTGGGAAGTTGGCTGCCCAAAGGCTGGTGCCGGCGGGCGAAGCCTAGCTTCTGGCCGGTCATATTGGGTTGGGATCCAAGACTGTTGAGGCGGCGAGGCTGAAATCGCCCGACTTCTGGAGGCGGCGGGGCTGAAATCGCCCGATCTCTCCTTCACCAAGCCGACGCCCGAGGAGATCCAGCGGCGGATGCAGGCGGCTGAGCCGCAGCAACAGCCTGACGTGGGCATGCAGCAGCTGCAGATGCAGATGCAGCTGGCGAACGAGAAGGCGCGCATGGACGGGGAAAACGCCAGGCGCAAGCTGGAGATGGAGCGCGAGCTGAAGCTTGCGGAGATCCAGCAGAACGGCGCGCTCAAACGCTACCAGATCGACGCCGAACTCAACCTGAAACGCGAGCAGAACCTGGCTGAATGGCCGGTGGCACGGCGCTGACTGCGGCGCATATCGGAGGGATACCGGGATGATCAGAAACACCAGACGGGGCCGTTCCACCTTTCGGGGCAGGACGGACGACGATCTGTACGAAACCGGCGCGCGATCGACGACGGCGCTGGAACTGCGTGATTTCGGCGAAGAGGCCAACAGCCGATTGCCGAACCGGGGGGTCGGACACGAGCGCGACAAGGGCGTGGAGGTGGCTGCGACCTATATCATGTCCAATACGAATCCGACGGGTTGGCCTATTCAAGCTCTGCTTGGCAACAACATGCACAGTGGGCTTTTTATCATTCCCGACAATGGCGATCCTGAAGGGCGTTTCCTCTACGATCCGTCAGGTTCTTACATGAGCAGAGAAATAGGCAGCGGGCGGGCTCTATATGGACCGGAAGTGTCTCCTGAGGACTATCTGCAGTATCAGCTTCGTGACGGCCCCAATGTGACCGTGCGCAAATTTGCAACGACGCCCGAAGAGGAGGCTGAGATCATCCGGCGCGCGGACGAGATTGGCAGCGGGGGATGGGCGGGTTGCACGACTTCTGTGAGCGAGGCAGTCAGCGGCGTTGGTCCTTTTCTCGGGGTGGAGAAGACCGACTGGCCGGTTGTCCTGGATCGGCAGTTGCGCGGTCTGAACAGGCATATGGACGAGGCCGCCGACTTGGAAAGCTTGCGCCGTGTACTGAGGAAGCCCTAAACCCGCTTCTTAAACTCAGGGTGGCGCAAATTCGCCGCAATCTCTAGAGTAGAAATCGCTGGCCTCAACGTTCACCTACGCAACAGCAGATCCGAGAACCAATGCAATACACGCTATGGAATACCGTCCGCGTTCTCGTTTGCTATGCGGTTATGCTGCTTGCTGCGAAACTACTCTATGGGCGTTTCTTCCAGTGGTATATGGCGCCCTATGCCACAACCTATTTTCTTGTGGCATTTGTCCCGCTCCACACAGTCTCGCTTCGTAACCGCGTCTTACTCATCACCGTCTTCATGCTTTTGACGACCGCTGCGCGCGCGTTTCATTGGGCATTCGTGGCTGATGGCACTTTTGATAGCGAGTCGTTTGTGCGGGGCCTGTTCCTGTATTCCCTGCATAGCTGGATCAGCCCCAACTACCCGGTCTTCGTACTCACCTATGTGTTCCTGGAAAGCCGTCTTGTGCGACGGTTTTGTCCGGCGGTCGCGTAACCATCGACGACGGCATCGCCAAGACCGTGGAGGCGGCGGAGCTGAAATCGCCCGACCTCTATTTCACCAAGCCGACGCCCGAGGACATCCAGAAGCGCATGCAGGCGGCGCAGCCGCAGCAACAGCCTGACGTGGGCATGCAGCAACCTGCAGATGCAGCTGGCAAACGAGAAGGCGCGCATGGACGGTGAAAGCGCCAGGCGCAAGCTGGAGATGGAGCGCGAGCTGAAACTTGCAGAGATCCAGCAGATCGGCGCGCTCAAACGCTACCAGATCGACGCCGAACTCCACATGAAACGCGAGCAGAACCTGGCCGAAATGGCCGGCGGTGCGGCGCTCACCACAGATCTGCCCGGCACCGGCAGAGGTAGAAACGGGCAAGGTCCTTCACTAGATATCTTCGGCAACATCGTGCCCTGGAGCAGCCCCGATGCGCATTGGCCAACAAGGAAGTGAAATGAAGCCGGACGAATTTTTAGGGACACTTTATCTGGGCGATCGCGGTTGCAAGGCTGTCTTGCTGGACGGATTAAAAAATGAGGTCAAGATCCAGATAGATTTGATCTCCCGAAAACGTTCGGAGCACTGGAATTTCTATTCAGCGGAAGACGTGGAGGATGGCTATCTCGTGTTTGAGGGGGTCGATCACTTTTCGTTCGATCCGCCTGGTCGAATTCCGAACGAGGATATTGGTGAGATCAAATTTCTTGGCTACGAGGGCGATCGTTTTACCATCGTGATCGAACTCGGGGCCGGCGACGACACCGCCGATTACGGCTTCATCCAGACGACCATCCGCGCGAAGTCGGTGGCAATCGAGAAGCCGGGTGAGGAAGACGCACGGATCAGGGACTAAACAGAATGAAGCCCGACGAATTCCTGAACTCGATCTATCTCGGCGACCGTGCCTGCAAGGCCATCCTTCTCGATGGATGGAATGAAGAGGTGAAGATCCAGATTGATGCCATATCGCGGATCCGGGGAGAGGCTTGGGATTTCTACTCTGCTGAAGACGTGGTGGATGGCTTCCTGGTGTTCGAGGGTGTCGATCACATTTCCTTCGACCCGCCCGGCAACATGCCAAATGATGATTTCGGAGATATCGAATTTCTGGGAATCGAGGGCGGTCGCTTCACCGTGGTGCTCGATATGGGCTTCTGCAACGAGGCCGGAACGTATGGTTCGGTGAAAACCACTATCCGGGCGAAGGCTGTGGCGATTGAGAAGCCGGGTGAAGAAGGCACGCGGATCAGGGATTAGGCTCTTGGTGCAGCCTCCCAGGCGGACGGCTGCGACGGGCCATACACTGACAATGATGCAGGACCAATGTGTGAGATGAACAGATCTATTGAAGCCATGCTGGACGCGTTCATTGCCGCAGATCGTCCGAGCATTCTCCTGGCGAACGAGATCGAGGTTGCGCTGGATGATGCCTACCCGGATAACGACTATGTTTAGGACCTGGTAAGCATGCTTGCCATGTACCGTCCGCAAGGCGGTGAATTTCTTTACGACGCCGAGGCCATGCGCGCCAAATTGGTGCGTGCAAGGGACTATCTGTCCGGGCTGGCCGATTGATCCAGAACGCATGATGGCGCGATTGGCGACACCCTTCGAGACCTGCTAAGAGCAGGGAAACTGGAATGCGGAGGGGCATGAATGTTTCTGATCGACCGTGAACTCGAGATACTGACAGCATTTCGGCGCGACCTGCATCGGCGACCGGAGGTTTCGGGCGAGGAGCGGGAGACGGCGGAAACGATCGTTACCGCACTTGCCGAGACGAAGCCGGATGCGGTGATCACTGGCCTTGGCGGGCATGGGGTGGCGGCGGTCTACGAGGGACGTGAGCCGGGGCCGACTTTGATGGTGCGGGCCGAGCTCGACGGGTTGCCGATCGAGGAAATTTCCGAGATTGCGCACCGCTCTCAGGTTACGGGCAAGGGGCATCTTTGCGGCCATGACGGTCACATGACGATCCTGATGGCGCTTGCCAAGGGATTGGCACAGAAGCGGCCGGCGAGGGGGCGGGCGATCCTGATGTTCCAGCCGGCGGAGGAAAACGGCGCCGGTGCGGCTGCTGTGCTTGCCGATCCGAAATTTGTCGAGATCAGGCCGGATCTGGTCTTCTCGCTGCATAATTTTCCAGGATTAAGCTTTGGCCATGCCGCACTTCGCAGCGGACCGGTCAACTGCGCCTCGCGCGGCATGCGGATTTCGCTTTCCGGCAAGACGGCGCATGCCTCGACGCCGGAGGACGGGGTCGCGCCGACCTTTGCAATGGCCACGTTGCTTCCCGGACTGACGGCGCTCGGCAACAACGGGCCGCTTGATGACGACTACACGCTGGTCACGGTGACGCATGCGCGGCTCGGCGAGGCGGCCTTCGGCATCAGCCCGGGCTACGCCGAGATCTGGGCGACGCTCAGGACGCTGACCGACGAGCGTATGGCCGATCTCGTGGCCCGTGCCGAGGCGCTGGTTGCCGGGGAGGCGGCAGGGCTGAAGGTTCAGATCGGCTATGAGGACGTGTTCCACCAGTGCAGCAATGCGGAACGTGCCGTGACGGCGCTTGAGCGGGCCATGGACGAGGAGGGCGTCAGCCACGATCGCGGCGAAGGCGTGCTGCCGATGAAGGGTTCGGAGGATTTCGGGCTTTTCGGGCGCGTCGCGCCCTCGGCGATGTTCTTTCTCGGCGCCGGCGAGAACCACGCGCGGCTGCACAATCCAGACTATGATTTTCCCGATGGCCTGATCGGCATCGGCGCCAAGGTCTTCATGCGGGCGATCCGCAACGAACTGGGGTGAGGGCGGCGGCCGAAGGTCGCTTGCGCGGAGGTCGTTGTGACTGCACTCTCTGAAACTGTGCAGTTCCGGACCGAAAGCCGTTTCGCGGCAACGCCAGGACATGCGCGGAGGAGGAGCAGGGGATGAGGCAGTCCAGCTTTCGTGTCGCACTTTGCCTGGCGCTTGCTCTTGCCGGGACGGCTATCTCTCGCGCGGCGGATACGCCAGCTGCGGAGGCCGTTCCGGAGCCGCGGCAGACCGAGAATGCCAGCCTGCAAGACTTCATCAAGGCCAATCCGGATTGCCTGGAGTTCACCGACCAGTGCTCGCACTGCGCAGTCGTCAATGGCATTGCCGAATGCTCGACGGCGGAGATTGCCTGTGTCAAGCGGGATAACCAATGCACCAAAAGAGCAGGTAAATAGAGCGGCGCTGGAGCCCGGGCTGCAGACAGGAGCGCCAGCTACTTCCGTTGCCATGCTCTTCGCGCAAACTTCAATACAGCGTGCACCGCCAAGCCGATCGGCATGCCGATGAGGAGAATGAGCGCCAACCGGACCAGGAACGATTGTTCCGGGAAGGTGTGTTCGACAAACCGTATGACCAGAAAGCCGATTGCCAAGTCGGCCACCAGTTCGACGAAATCAAATTTCTTGGATTTTATAGGCACGTGAACACCTGTTGCGGCAGATCGTTGTTTTGACACTTGCACGTTGAAGGCGAGTTGTCGATGCGGGTGGGCGATGGCCCGCAGTGCCTTGTCTCTTGCCACAGGGGCGAGATCGACTTGCCGAGGTTGGCCGGCCCTTCAGGGGTGATGTTCTGCCCTATCGCCCCGACACGGGACATTCTTTCAAGCAGCAATGGACTTCTGCTCTACGGGCCGAAGGCCTGCCACGGACGGAAGTCGATATCAGAGGAGCATCGGATGAATAGATTAAACAAACGGCCTTACGACACTTTTGCGAACGGCCCGAAGACGCAGACGGTTCGGGAGTTGCAAGAATTTGGCGACGAAGCAAGCCGCCGTCTGCCGAACTTGGGCAGGGACCGCTCAAACGCGCGTGATGGCGGCGGCGGTGTAGAGATCGCGCACAGCGATCCTGGAGAGTGGGCCGGAGGGGTTGTTGGCGGTTGGCTGGGTCGCCGTCTGACCAAACGATTCGGAGCGGGAGGCCAGCTCGGGGGCGCTTTGGTAGGGCAATACCTCGGTGAGAAAGTTGGAGCCGGACTGGGGGCCATGCTTGGCGGACCGGTTCCCGAATCCGTGGCGCGGCGTCATGACGCCAGCGGAGCGAGACTACCCGGGCTATTGGGGTTACTCGGGAGATGATGCGGTTGGCGGCTGGCGGCAGGGGCCAAGACAAGAGAAAGCCGTGGCCGCTGAAGCCAGAGGCCTGCCCAACGCTTACGCGGACAGGATTGCGCAGGACTTCGGCAACGAATGGGGCGACGCCTATGAGATTTACGGTCAGAACCCGGACTTCTGGAATGACGCGTATCAGGGCGATCCACGTGCTTCGAAGGGCGGCCCGAAGTCGGCATTGGTGCCACGGACCTCGCGCCTGCCACTGGCACCTGGCAACGGTCGGTCGCCCGATGGTGGTGGCTTCTGGGATGACCGATTTCCGGGCCGTTCCTCGCTACGAGAGGCGCAAGGCCGGTGGCGCGAGTAGCGCTCTTCGCTAAAACCCGCGGGTGACGGCGAGGTAAGCGATCAGGCACAGGACCCAGAATAGCGCGGCAAGGAGCGTGCCCATACCCGAGCTGAGCTGATAGCTGCCGTTTTCCTGGCGCTTCAGGCCCAACCAGTTGAATCCGGTGCCGGCGGCATAGAGGTCTTCGACCTTTATCCTGCCGAAGCTGAGGAGCGGTACGAGGACGCGCGCCACACGATGCAGGAGAAAGCCGACGACGATGATATCGAGAATGTCGAGGACGATCCCAGCGATGGCGTCCAGGGCAACTCCGACTTTCTTCATGCTGCAAATCCCCTAGATCTCAAACCGATGCCACCGCGATGAGGGCGGCGGCAAACAAAACTCAGGCACGCGGTAAAGTGGCGCTCGCCATCGTGCTTTCGCTCATTGGTAACGCGGAACAAAAGCAGAATCAAGCCGCATAGATCTGCACCCTCCATGAGCCGCCAGCCCATGCCGGTTGGCAGAAGCCAGAAAACCATCAACTCAAATTCGTGCGGGCCGCCACCTAGCGCCCCTTGATGGGGCGTCGGAACGAGCGGTCGCGCGTGCAACAAGGATAGTGACATGAATTTCCTGATCAATCAGGGCCTGAAGCAGGTCGGCAAGAAGCTTGGCAAGTCAATGTTTAACGACACGCTCAACGTGCCCGAAGCCTACGCTGACAGGATTGCCCGGGACTTCGGCAATGAATGGCACGATGCCTATGAAATCTACCGCCAGAATCCTGGTTTCTGGGAGGACGCATACGGCAAGGAGGCGCAGGAACTCAAAGGAGGCCCGAAGATTGCTCCGGTCTCTCGCTCCGCTCGACTGCCGGAGGCGCCTGCCCCTGAAACATCTGCCCCAGAAACACCCGGCAATGAAGCACAGCCCAATGGTCGTGGCTTCTGGGACGGTCTGTTTCCCCGTCGCTCTTCCCTGCGAGAGGCGCAGGGCCGATGGCGCGAATAGTCTCAGTTCGTCCGGCGTTTGCAGCTAAAACCCGCGTGTGGCGGCGAAGTAAGCGACCAAGCAAAGGACCCAGATGAGTGCGGCAGCGACCATGCTCATGTCGGAGTTCAGGGGTCGACAAGCGCAATCTGCCAAGCCGCGGCGCGGGATATCTAAGCCCCGAGGATGCGAGGGCCTATGCCGACGACCTTTTGCGCAGCGCTCTTGAGGGCCCGTCGGCATACACGGCAGAAGGGCTGCGGAAATCTCTGGGTAAACTGTCTGAGCGTGGTGACGGTACCTACAGCGCCAGGCCACGGAAGGGCCTGAGTGGCATGCAGGGAAATCTTGAGGGCGTAAAGACCGAACTTAACACCCTGCAGTCCGAGGTCAAGAACGACGACGGGATGGCGGCACTGAAGGATATCGTTTCGTCGATCCAATCGATGCAGGAGCTGCTGGCCGACAAGGAACAACAGGGCTTCTATGAGGATCCTTATAGAAATCAGCCGAAGTTGCCGGACAATTGCGAAGAGCTCCCCTGGAACAACTCATCGCAGGCGCGGCCCATTTCCCTCGGGGCCTCGAATGGCAACAAGGGTGCACCACAGCCCTTCGGCTGCGTAACGCCTCCTACGCCCTGGAACAACCCGAAGCGGCAGCCCATTTCACTGAGGAAAGCGCTCGACACATGGAGGGAGTGAGGGGGCGTTCTGGCTACTTGAGGCTTTCGAGCGCGATGTAGAGTGTGCCGAGTTTCAGGCGGCCGGCGTCTGTCTTGTAGTAGAGCACTTCGGCATGAGGGCGGACGCTTGCGACGGAGGTCTCGTAAGTTCCATCCGCGAAGAAGCAGCAGGGATTGTCGCCATCCCAGGACGACGCAACACGCAGGCGGTAGCTGTCGTAGCCCATGAAGAAGCGTAAGCCGATCTCATAATCGCCGACCGTGAGAGTGCAGACGCTGTCATCGCCGCACCAGTTCGTCGCGTGATCGAAGGTCTTGTCGTCCTTGAGCAGAAAGGCCTTGACGAGGTAGTGCGGCTCTCCCGATTGGCCGCTCGCCGAGGTGGGGGAGGTCGCGGCGGCCAGAAGCAGGGCTGACAATCCCAGGCTCGATAATCTTCTCATGGGTTCCTCGTTCGATAGACGCGCGCGCATGTAACCTAGAGTGGCAGATTGCTCTGGTTCGCACATCGGTAGCGTAGAACAAAAGCAGAATCAAGGCGGCACTCGAAACGACTTTTCGGTCGAAAACGATGCCTTCAACCAAGGTCAGCAGCATGAAACCAGAGGAACGGGCAGCGGCAGCGCGCGCCATTCTCGACGTGCCCTTCTTCGACGCTCTGATGAACGAGCTGGAATGGGCGGCGATCAATGGCTGCATTCATGCCGGCCTCACCGACGATGCCGGCCGGGCGGCCCATGCGGCCGAAGCCCGCGCCATCCGAAACTTCCGGGCCAAGCTCAAGTTCCTGACGGAACAAGCCAAGGCTGACGGCAAGGGCGCACCCGCCTGACGGGCAAGCGCTTTCACTGAGGCATTCTTGGGCGGAAGCAACCGCGTGCGAATGCCTTTCTTACCTAAGAAGGTCACGCCATGACGAACGATAGTGCCAACCTGCCTTTCGGCGGGAGCAAAACCGTTGACCCCGCGACCGGGCTTGACGACGCCGATCTCGATTTCTGGGAGCACGAAGACGAGGCCAACCCGGAGCTGGGAGGGGCGAGCGACCACGGCGCAGAAACAGCCGATGACCGAGGCTATGACGACCGTCCACATCCCGACGACGAGCCGACTGAACCTGACGAGGACGCAGCGGCCAACGAAGGCGAGGATTTTCTGGTCGTGCTCAAGGGCGGCGACGAAGTGCCGTTTTCCGAGCTGAAGCTCGGCTATATGCGCGACCGCGACTACCGCCACAAGACGCAGGACATCGCCAATCGCGGGCGGGCACTGGAAGGCATGGCAAGCCGCGTGGCGCAATCGGCCAACGCCTTTGCCAATCTTCTCGCCAGCCAGATCCCGCCGGAGCCGCCCGAACACATGGCGGCTCTCGACCCGGACGGCTACCGCCGGCAATGGGCGCTGCACCAGGCGGGGCTTCAGAGGATCGACGAAATTCTCTCGATCGCCGAGGCGCCGGCGCGTGTGGTCGAGGCGTTTTCCGAGGCGGCAAGCGACGAACAGCTGGACGTGGAAAACGCCAGGCTGATCGAGGCCTTTCCCGAAACGGCCGACGCGGAAGGGCGTCTCTCCTTCTTTGCCGGCGCCTTCGATGTGGCGGAAGCCCTCGGCTTTTCGCAAGACGAGGTGCGTGAAGTTACCGACCATCGGCTGTTCAAGCTCGCGCATTATGCCCGTCTCGGCCTTGCTGCCGAGCAGGCGAAAAAGCGAGCGATGAGCAAGCTGCAGAGGGCGCCGGCGCCAGTGGCGCGGCCAAGGCCGGCAGGCAAGGCCGAGCAGGCGCCGGGCCGGAGCCGGGAGGCGATGAAGCGGCTGACGAAAAGCGGCTCCATCCGCGATGCGATGGGCGTCGACTTCGACTGAGCGGTGGCGGCTGCCGCCCGATGCTCATCACAAACAGAGTCCGGAAATCCGTCTATCCAGTTGTTTCAATTGGAATCTGTTCCGCATCCGCACCCCACAACCAGGACTGATCTTTTGGCGCTTGTACCCTTGGGTGTGGGCGCTCATGACCTATCTCAATCAATCAAGGACACTATCATGGCTGTCGTAGCAAACACCTTCACGACCTCGCAGGCCGTGGGCAACCGCGAGGATCTCTCCGACGTCGTTTCCCGCATCACGCCCGAGGATACGCCGATCTATTCGCTGATCGAAAAGGGCAAGTGCAACACGCACCACCCGGAATGGGAGACGGACGAACTCGCGGCTCCCGGCGAAAACATCCGCCAGGAAGGCGACGAATACACCTTCGGCACGATCATCGCGCCGACGAGGCTCGGCAACTACACCCAGATCCTGCGCAAGGACTGGATCATCTCCGCCACCCAGGAAGTGGTGGCCGAGGCCGGCAACGTGCAGAAGCGCAAGTACCAGAAGCTGAAGAAGGGCGTGGAGATCCGCAAGGATCTCGAATATGCGATCGCCGACACCAACGCTTCCGTCTCCGGCGCCACCCGCGAGCTCGGCTCGCTGCCGACCTGGCTGGCGACCAACGTTTCGCGCGGGGCAGGTGGCGCCAATGGCGGCTTCAACCCGACGACAGGCCTGACCGTGGCACCGACCGACGGCACGCAGCGCCCCTTCACCAAGGCGATCCTCGACCAGGTGATGCAGACGGGCTACCAGAACGGCGCCAACTTCCGCCACGTCTCGGTTTCGCCTTACGTGAAATCGGTCTTCGTCACCTTCATGTCCGACGCCAATGTCGCGCCGTTCCGCTACGCCGTCTCGCAAGGCGGCGAGCGCAACACGATCGTGGCGACCGCCGACTATTACGAGGGCCCGTTCGGCACGGTGATGATCCATCCGAACCGGGTGCAGGCGGGCAGCGCGAAACTCGCGCGCAACGCCTTCTTCCTCGACACCGACATGCTCTCCTTCCTCTGGCTGCGCAACATCCAGGAGGACAAGGCGGTGGCCAAGACCGGCGACGCCGACAAGGGCGTGATCATCGGTGAGGGTACGTTGAAGGTGCACAACGAAAAGGGCCTCGGCGTTGCTGCCGATCTGTTCGGGCTGAGCGCGGCGAGCTGAGCCGGGCTGGAACCTGACCGCAGCGCGGCTTGAGCGGCTCCAAGGAGCCGCTCTCGTTCGCTGGTGCACCGTGATTGGTCACGCATGCTCAGGTCGGGACGAGGCAGGCAGAACAACCCGAAGCACGTGAGGTGTGAAATGAACCTGGAAGACAAATTTCTGAACTCAATGGGCCTTCCCGTCAGAATTCAATCCGTTCGGGAAGCGATCAGGTATTTTGATGAGAACCCGACGTTGGCGAGCGGCAAGCCCGTCGCCGAAGTGGCGCCGACGCGCGGTGAGAGCGCGCGCTTCCGGCATCCACCGGCGAGTGAACTCATGAGCGGTGATTTTCGCAAGGCGCCGATGCACTATCGGGGTACGCTGACCGATACGACGAGGTTCAGCAAGAACCATCAGGTGTTGCCAGCCGAACGCCTGAAACCGACTACGGCGCATGATAAGCTCTCGGACAGCATCGCCGCACGGATGAAACGGGATCTGCAGCGGCGTCTCTTAGAGGGCGCGCCCGGCTTTGAGGACGGCTTGATGCCCGAACACGTCGCGGCAGGATTTGTTGGGAATGCTGACCATGAAAGTGGTGGGTTTGGGGCGTTGCGTGGCAATCTGTGGCAACAGGGTCATGATACTGGTCGGAATGAAGGCAATGCCCTCGGCAGTCTTCAGTGGGACGGAGTACGGCGTGACGCGCTCCAAAACTGGGCCAATGCGAATGGTTACGACGAACGATCGATCGAACAGGGCTATGAACCGAGCTTCGGCTTCCTGGAGCACGAGCTTCTAAACACGCCGGAAAAGAAAGTCCTGGAGAGGCTAAAGCAGGCGGACAACGCTGACGAGGCAGCGCGCATCATCGAGCGAGGATACCTAAGGTCAGGCGAGCCGAAGCTTGCCGAGCGTCAAAAGCAGGCGCGCCGTGCCATGAGCCTTCCGGACTATGAGCCACCCATGCCAACACCGCGCCCGTCGACAGTTGGCCCTGGTACCCGCCGCACAGCAAGGTAACCTGCTAGATGGGCTCCGTGGCAGGCACGGAAGAGCTAGGGCCATCCGCCTGACGGGGGCAGTCAAGCAGCATTCACGACACGTCCCTGAACAGTCCTTCTGCCAAATTTCTGTTGCATCTGTTCTTGTATTGTTCTACAAACATGGCGGGTCATCAGTGGGCGTGGATCCGGCCTGGTTGCATCGGCGTAAAGGCAGGAAATGGTGGTTCTCTGACCTTCTCATGACAGTTTCCAGGCGATTGTCGGACGCGTTCGAGCAACAATATTCGGGTTACGAGGCGAGTTCGGCAGATGGGGTCCAACATTCTTAAGCGTCTTTGCGCGGTCTTTTGGCTGCTCGTTCTTGCGTCGCATGCAGCGGCGGTCGAGCGGAGCGACGCGGAAGGAGTGCTTGACAGTTTCCTGGCGTGCAAGGCGGACATTTTTTCTCTCCTAACGAGTGACAAGGCAGATTTCCGCGCAATTGCGATCGCCCCTTATGACCACTACCCAGACGGCATAGACGGGCACTACATCGCTTTCGCAGCGCCTGTCGTTGCTCATGGACTGCCGCTTGGCCGGTATGTTCAGTTCGAGGCCGTCGGCATTGCGGTTCCGCACTTCGCATGGGGCTTCGAGGTGGTGCGGAATCTGCCCGAGGTTGCAAATGCGATCGAGGCGCTGCTACCGGGCGCCAAGTTCGTTGCCAAAGATGGTCATCTGCTTGAGTTGAAGCTCAGTACCGAGCTGGAGGCACAGCGCAGCGACACCTCGGTCGCACCGGAGGACAGCTACAGGAAAATCGTCATTCGCCAGGCGAATGACCCTACGCGCACGCTTTTGATGTGCGACGCTTCCAAGGATCGGATGTCGGGTCTGGCGACTGACGAAGAGACGGGAAGGAAGCGCTTTCCTTCACCGGAGGACCTGTTTCCGTCGGTGAAAGGACCGGTTAAAGCCGATAAAATTCTCGACGCTTTCGTCGGCTGCAAGCCCTCGTTCTTCAAAGTGCTGTTGGACGAGAGAAGGACCTTCCCGCGGGTCCGCGTCGAAGCCTTTGAAAGCCCAGGCAATCTGCCTCATGTTCCCGAAGCCGCGAATACCTACAACGAAAGCGTGACCTTCGAGCGTCGCGTCGAGATTGGCGATCTGTCGGTCGTGCGCTTCTTTCAGCGCCGGACGATAGAGGAGGGCAAGCCGACACGCTTTGCCTGGGCATTTCAGGTGAACGCGCCGCCCCGTGAGGTCGCGCGTGCCATTGCTGAGCGGTTCCGGGTGAGATTTTGGGGAGACTATTCTTCGCTGAGCTCAAGGGACGCCGCCAACGGCCCGGTCTCGAGATACCTGGATTTCCGTTCCTATTTTGATCCTGACGAGCAGGCAACCGTAACCTGCGAACCTGATGAAGGCGAAACAAGGGACTTCCGTTTGCCAGCGGCGGAGGAGACTTTCGGATTGGCCGAGCTTGGGCCGCCTCCGATGATCCGTGGCAACAGGCTGGTGAACGCGCTGCTGCAATGCCGGAAGGACTTTTTCACGGCCCTTGGTGAGGAGAAGGACGCCTTCGGCAACGTGACGTTCAAGGATGCGATGGGGCCGTATCGGGAGCATGGAGATGTTGCTCGGGCGGCGCTGCGCGTGGCGTTCGAAAAACCTGTCTATGTCTCGGGCTTTATGCTGACCGGGTACATTCAGCAGCGTGTTGATGTCGCCGGACAGCCAAAGCTGATCTGGGGGTTCCAAACGCCGGGTCGTGAATACGAACTTATCCGTGTCGCGGAGAACCGAACGGGAAGCAGCTATGCCGGGACCGATGATTGGACGCTCGACCTGGATGCTGATGCGACTGGCTATACGCCCTCGGAGGCACTCGGCTTCGCTGACGGCTTCATCGGGTGTGCGACATCGCTCGCTGCCGGCAAGACGCCAGCGGAGCCGGCTGCCCTCTTTTGGAACGAACATAGGAAGTGATCAGGAAGTCCTCGAACTGGTCGATTATGCCCGACGCACGGTGGCGATTGATTCGCGTGAGCGATACTATTTCCGCGAAGCGATCCTTGCGTATGTTCTCTGAATGTTCTACAAGTTCTGCGAGTGAAAAAAAGGGATAAGCGTGCCGGTCGCATTCGTCGGTGCGCTGACGATCAGCCCCGCATTCATTCTCAAATTTCTATTCACAAAGAGCGTTCGGCGTCGGCCGAGGAGGGATCGTGTTCAGGTGGTGCGTGTCGGCCCTGGCGGCTTTGTTTGTCTTGAGTTCTGCGATCCCGGCCGCGTCTTCGCAAGCGTCATCCGCCAGCGCAGAACGGGTGTTCGACGCTTTGCGCGCGTGCAAGCCTGACTTCTTTACGCTGCTGAAGACTGAGCGTCAGGCGTTCGGGCCGGTCCAGATCCAGGTGTTCGATGATCCCAAGAACGCGCTGCACGGACGAGACGCACGAAGCTATTACTGGTCGGCAGTGACGTTCGGGCAACCGGTCGACGCCGATGGCTTCCGCCTTCTGCGCTTCTTTCAGCGACGAGAGATTGTTGCAGGCAAGCCGGACAACTATCGCTGGGCCTTCCAGGTGGATGCTTCACTGAGCGACGTGAGGCAGCGTGTGGAGGAGCGGTACAGCGTGGAACTGTCCAGGCCATGGATCTTGGGGGCCTGGGGCGTGGATCCGGAAGTGGCGTGGGAAGAGCGAGGCGGGATATCTACCCTGCTGCAAATCGCCGGCTATGATGGCGGGACGACGACGATCACCTGCGAACTTGAGGCAAAAGATATCGGCGATTTCCGGATGCCTGAGGCCGTAGAGGTTTTTGGGAGGCCTGAGATCGGGCTGCCGCCTCTCAAGGACACCGACGGTCTGATGAAGGCGCTTCTTTCCTGCAAGCCGGAGTTCTTCACCAGGCTCAAGGAGGAAAGGGCGTCGTTCGGAGAATCGGAAGTCTTCGAGCGGCGGTCCACGGCCGTACCGGCAGCGAGCCAATCAAAACGCAAACCCCCGTTAAATGCCGCCACGATCGTTGTGTTTCCCGCTCCGATCGAAGTCTGGGGTATCGCCGTTACCGGCTATACCCAGCGCACCAACCTGGTGGATGGCAAGCGGCAGTCGATCTTCGGCTTTCAGACGAGGAGTGGGCAAGATCAGCTTGCCAAGGTCCTGCGGTTGCGCACTGGCGCCCAGCCGGTCGAAGGTGGTCGCTGGGAACTCGATCTGACGACCGAGGATACGGGGTATGCGCCATCGTCGTCCTTCAAGATCGCCGATGGGCTCCTCACCTGTGCCGCGCCGGCCGATGAAGCAGAGCCCGACCCTTCCACGCTGTTTACGGTGGCAAGGCACTAATGTCCTACAAATTATGCGGGTTCCCGATCGTGCCCATAAGCGTCAAGCGTCTTTGCACGGTCTTTTATCTGCTCGTACTTGCGACGCCAGCTGCAGCGGTTGAGCGGGTTGATCCGGGAAGGGTGTTTGGCGCGTTCCTCGCCTGCAAAGCGGACATCTTTTCGCTTCTCGGCAGTAACAGGGCGGATTTTGGCGCGGCAGTGATCAGACCCTATGATTGGAGCAGTTCGGACGGAGTGACTGGGCAAACCATCGAGTTCGCAGAGCATGTCGATGCAGGTGGCCTGCCGCTGAGCGGCTATGTCCAGTTTGAGGCCGTCGGCATTGCTGTTCCGCACTTCGCATGGGGTTTTGAGGTCGAACGGCGCGTATCTGACGTGGCCAAGGCGATCGAGGGAATGCTTCCCGGTGCCAGGTTCGTGGCCCAGGATGGCGGTGCGCTCGAGCTGAAACTCGACGCGCAATCGGTTCCACAGGGCGACGCATCGGTTGCGCCGGAGGACAGTTACAGAAAAATCGTCGTTCGGGAGGCGAACAGCCCTTCACGATCCCTCGTAATGTGTGACGCGTCAAAGGATCGAATGGCGGAATTGACGACCGATGAGGAGACTGGCAGGAAGCGCCTCCCGGCTGCAGAGGATCTGTTTCCGTCGGTGAGGCGGCCAGCCGTCAAGACCAACCACGTTCTTGACGCGTTCGTCGCCTGCAAACCCTCTTTCTTCGAGGTGTTGAAGGCTGAAAGACGCATCTTTCCGCGGGTTCGGATCGAGCCTTGGGAGAGCCCGGACAACGCGCCTCACATTCCCGAAGCGGAGAACACCTACAACGAAACCGTGACATTCGAACACCCGGTCGAGATTGGTGGCCTGCGCATCGCCCGGTTCTTTCAACGAAAGACGGTTCAGTCTGGTGAACCGACGCGCTTTGCCTGGGCCTTTCAGGTCGCTCAGACGCCCGATGGAGCCGCTCGTGCTATCGCGGCCCAGTACGGTGTGCGGTTTACGCATTACTGGAGTTTGGTTGAGAAGGATGTCGATGCCACACCGGTTTCGCAGCACCTCACGCTCGGTTCCTACTTTGACCCCGATGAGCAGGCGATGGTGACCTGCGCACCCGACGAAGCCGAGACCAGGGACTTTCGCCTGCCGGAAGGGGCCGAGACTTTCGGCTGGGCTGAACTCGGGCCGCCGCCGGTGAGCCGTGGCAACAGGCTGGTCAATGCGTTGCTGCAGTGCCGGCCGGATTTCTTCGAGGCACTGGGCGAGGAAAGAAATGCCTTCGGGAAGGTGGCGTTCAAGGAAGCTGCCGGCCCATACCGCAAGAATGCGGACGCTGCGCGTGCGCCAATGCGCGTCGCCTTCGAAAAGCCTGTCTACGCCTCGGGTTATATGTTGACCGGGTACATTCAGCGGCGTGTCAATATTGCAGGCGAGACGAAACTGAGATGGGGATTTCAAACTCCCGAAGGCATGGGCAGGATCGAACGCACTACCGAGAGACGCACAGGAAGCGTTCGTGTGTCCGGCAAGGGGTGGTTACTCGACTTGGAGACCGACGAAACCGGCTACACACCATCTCCGGATCTCGAGTTTGATGAGGGATTCTTGGGCTGCACGACGCTGCTCGCATCAGGCGTGGAACCGCCGAAATCCGGCGACCTCTTTTTGAGATAAGACACGGGGGCCGAAGAACGGCAATAGGCTCTTCGGCCAACGCCATTGCGCGTCTCGCGCGGGTCAGGTGGCGCCAATGGCGGCGACAATCCGACGACGGGCCTGACCGTGGCGCCGACCGACGGCACACAGCGCCCCTTCACCAAGGCGATCCTCGACCAGGTGATGCAGACCGGCTACCAGAACGGCGCCAATTTCCGCCATGTCTCGGTCTCGCCTTACGTCAAATCGGTCTTCGTCACCTTCATGTCCGACGCCAATGTGGCGCCGTTCCGCTACGCCGTCTCGCAAGGCGGCGAGCGCAACACGATCGTGGCGACCGCCGACTATTACGAGGGCCCGTTCGGCACGGTGATGATCCATCCGAACCGGGTGCAGGCGGGCAGCGCGAAACTCGCGCGCAACGCCTTCTTCCTCGACACCGACATGCTCTCCTTCCTCTGGTTGCGCAACATCCAGGAGGACAAGGCGGTGGCCAAGACCGGCGACGCCGACAAGGGCGTGATCATCGGCGAAGGCACGCTGAAGGTGCACAACGAAAAGGGCTTGGGCGTTGCGGCCGACTTGTTTGGGCTGAGCGCTGCGAGCTGATTGGCCGCGGGCGTTTTTGCCCGCCTATTTGCCGTTTCGGTACCGCGCCTCAGGGTGCCACCTACCGGAACGCCCCCAAATACCCATTCACCAAGGAGAAAGCACTTGGCCAATCCAATTGCCAAATACGTGAACTATGACAGGCACAACAAGGCTGTCGAGGCTTTCAACAGCCAAAATTATCTGGAGCTCAATCACCTATCGCCTGAAAGGCTACGAGAACTGAGCGGTATTAGAAACGCGAATGCGCATGCCTATGTGAGCGCTATGATAGAGCGCGAAAACTTTCCGGGATTGGCCAAGTCTCTCGGATCCGCACGAGAGTGGCAATCCTGGCTTACCGACAATTGGAACGGGAATGACAACACCAAGGACCACCTGCGTGATGAGTGGAACAATGACGTCGGACGGCAGATAGGACGCTACGCCAAGGAGCGCGATCTTGGCGAAGCGGATGTTATGGGGCTGGTGGATTATGCCCGGCGGAACGGGGACCTGATCCGTTCGATCAGCGACAAAGTGCCTGACCCACGTCTCCAGAGCTATTCGGAGTCGTCCGAGCGTCCATCCTGGTCCGGACCACCCCCGCGCGACTTGCCAGCTTTGGAGGCACTGCACGAAAAGCGGGACCTGCAAAGAATGCAGGCCAACGCAGACAACTGGCAGTCGAAGCCCCCGATACAGGAAGAAGGGTTCTGGAGCGGGCTATTTCCCGGTCGCGGCACGCTCAAGCAGATGATGAAGTCGTGGGGTGAATAACCTTCCGCATAAGCTGTAAAATGAGTGCTACCTCAACCTTGTATTCGTTCATGAAATGTTCTAACTGGGCTGACGTCGAAGTAATCTCTGCAAGTGAGGAGGCGGTATGAAGAAGTGGCTAAAGGTAATGGTCTACACTGTTGTCACTCTCTTCGGGCTGTTCGTCGTGCTGGTCGGGCTGGTGTTGGCGACAATCGATCCATATTCGTTTGAAGACATGAGCCGCGGCGGAATCTGCGAGAGGAGCGGTGATGTAGCGAAGGAATGCGCTATGCCGCCGGAGAGCGCCGAGAAGGTGCTGGCTGCGTTGCTCACGTGCGACACCCAATTCTTCAAGACCCTTGATGAGGAGAAGGCTGTCTTCAAGAGGGCGAATATCGTGGCTCACCCATACAACCTCCTCGACGCGGGCGAGCCGCGGATTTCCGTTGTGCCGTTCTCTCAGCCCGTCGAGGCGTACGGACTTCACATCACCGGTTACGCGCAACAGGCCTTGCCGGGAGAGAGCGACTACACGTGGGGATTTTATGCGTCGGAACAGCCTGACGAGGTCGAGCGCGCACTGGAAACGGCCCGCAGCGACACGTTGGCAGCAAACCCACGTGCCGTCGCGTTCGCGATAGCGGCTTCCGACACCCCCGATTTTCCTGGAACACGGCTTGGTTGTCGCGTTGCCGGGAATGGGGCCTCCGGGATTGCGGACTTGCCTTCAGTTTACGACCTGTTCCTGTCTCGAGACATCACTACAGCACTCTTCGATAAGTTCGATCTCTTCGTTGCGTCGGCGACGAAGACTATTTCGGATTTTGGGCGATAGCGTTTCAAGAGCCCAATGGGTCAGGGGAAATGGAGGGGCTTGGAGCGATCTTGGGGCAATTTGAGAGCGCTTCTGAACCCAAAATCGCTCGTCAACTACAGGAAAATCGTCATTCGCCAGGCGAACGACCCCAGGCGCACGCTTTTGATGTGCGAGGCTTCCAAGGATCGGATGTCGGGTCTGGGCTCTTCTTGGAAGTGGCGCAACGTCGGTCGCGGGGACGGTTGGAGGATACTATGCGGGAGGCTGCGGGCCTGGACTACTGAGGGAAACCGGAAGGGCTGTCGGGCGAGGCGGCTTCAATGGTGACCTGAGGGGCCTGCGTTGAAAGCGATCCGGGTCTATCCGACGTAACGTTGGCCAGATTCTCTCTCTTGGGCCTGAGATATGTACCATCTGAAAGAAGCACTGATATTTGCAGCAATTGCCTACTTGTTCATCTCCCTCCTCGATATTGCCTTCAAGCTGACACCAAGACTGACGGCCATTCCAAGGACAGTCGGACGATTTGTCGCCGCCTTGCTGGCGGTACTGTTTGTCAGATACCTGCTGTTGCCGCTTTAGGTTGGTACATAGGAGCCGCTGCATCGGGAAGCGTTGGCCGACGACGGCTCGACGATCTCAGTTCGGCGTGTGCTGTCTTGTCCGTCTGGATTTGAACCGCATTTTGACTTTGTGGATGCCTGCGGGAGGCGTCCGTCTCGGCGAGGCGCGCTACCACTTCGATCGCAACCGGCGCGGCGTCGACCGTTCGACGCGGCTTTTATTGGTGCCGTTGTCGTGCGTTGCCCCACGGAGGCCTGACGACCTTGCCGACGCAAGCGGGGCTTCCTGGATGAGCCAATGAAATCCGTTGCCGCCCGTGCACCCGAGCGACCTTGGGACCTGGCGCGGGCGCCACCAATATCGATTCATGACACCAGACACCAGATGCGGGCTGATGGTCCGCGCCCGATCGCCTTCAGAAGAACAACTCTCGCCAAGGCGGCTCTCCGGAGCCGCCTTTTTTCATGGAGACATCAATGTCCGATACAAAAATGCCCGTACCCGTTCGTCTTGTCTACGACGTCTGGTTCCGGGACGATGAACGCACACCCGCGGGTGCTGTCGTATCCGTCACCCTTGAAGCGGCGAAGGCACTGATCGCGGCCGGCAAAGCCGAGCGCGCCGATCCCTTGCCGGGAGAATGAGCCATGGTGATCCGCGATGGAGCCTGGACGCTCTACGATCATGACAGGATAACCGGCCGCTCGGTCTGGCACCTCTTCGACGGGGAGAAGGACGTCTACCGCGTCGATTACCCCGTCGACAATCTCTTGAGCGAAAACCAGGAGGTGCGCAACGGCGCCGAGAAGGCCTGGCGCGGCGACTGGCACCGCGTCGCCTCGGTTCCGCTCAACGTTGCGCATGCCTCGGGCTTGGTGAAGGCCCATTCCGAAGGCGATGACCGTTTCGTCAAACGCTTCCTCAACGACGGCGACAACCGTGCCTGGCGCACCAAGGAGGGCAGGCTATGAGCATCATTGCTGATTACGCCGCCTTGCTTGTCGATGCGGGCGAATATAGCGGGCGCAACGATATCGCCCATCTGTTCCCCCGTTTTGTCGGCCTTGCGGAACTCAAACTCAACCGGATGCTGCGTGTCAGCGACATGGAGGCGACGGCGGCGATCGCCGTCGTCGAGGGCGATGCGCCACTGCCAACCGATTATGTCGAGGCGCGGCAGGTGTCGAGCGCGAGTGGTCGGCCGATCCGCGCCATGGCGTTGCAGCAGCTTGCCGAAAACCGATCTGCCGGCTCTGGCGCGCCGCTCGGTTATGCGGTCGTCGGCAACCGGATCAAGGCTTTTCCGGCCGGCAGCTATGGCCTGACCATGACCTACTACGGCCGGATCCCACCGCTTTCGGCCGCAGACCCGACGAACTGGCTGCTCCAGAAAGCGCCGGATGTCTACCTCTATGGCCTGGTCGAGGAGATTGCCATCTGGGAGCGCGACGCCGGCAAGGCCGCGGCGGCGCAACAACTGAAGATGGCGGCGCTTGCAGGGCTCGGCGTCGCCGATGAACGCGCCCGCTGGGGCGATGCCCAGATGACCGTTGGAGGCGTGACCCCATGACCTTGCTTTCCGCAATCAATGAGGTCTGCGATATCGTTTCGCTCGACCGTTTCGACAGCATTTATGGATCGAACGACCCGAATGCACAGACCATGGTGGCGCTGGCACAGGAGAGTGGCGAGGAGATTTCCCGTCGCGGTGACTGGCGGCGCCTGCTGAAGCAGCACGTGGTCGTGATTTCGCCAACGGCCTTGCCGGCAGACTATCAGCGGCTGACGCCGGGCGGCGCCGTCCGGACCGCATCCGGCGGAAGCTTCCGGCCGATCACCAACAGTTCGCAATGGGCCGCAGTCACGGGGATCGGGTCGGCGCAACCGTTTTTCTTCCTCCGTGACAACCAGTTGCTGTTCTCACCGGCGCCGGCAGGCGTGGGTGCCGTCATCGACTATGTTTCCAGGAACTGGGTGCTCGGCGATCCGCACGAGGAACGCGATACGCTGAACGCGGATGATGACCGGACACTGTTTCCGGAGCGTCTGCTCGGCAAGGGCATTCTCTGGCGATGGAAACGGCAGAAGGGGCTGCCCTTCGACGATAGCCTTGCCGAATTCGAAGCCGATCTTCTGCAGGAGATCAACGCCGACCGGGGGGCCTCATGAAAATGGAGCTTAAGCCCGGAAGGATCGGGCAGAGCAACCGCGGCGCCGTCAGCATCGGCAGGCCGCAGACTTCGCACCCCATTACCTTTCCTGCCCCCAGGAACGGGCTCGTAACGACGGCCGACATGGCCTCGCAACAGCCGGGGTCCGCCACTGTCCTTCGCAATTTCCTCCCGACGCTCGTCGGTTGCCGCATTCGCGGCGGCTCGCAGAAACGCGGGCGCGCGGCCGACGGCGGCACGATCCGTAGTGCCTTCAAGTACAAGTACGGTTCGTTCGAGAAGCTGTTCATGGCGACGGATACGGCAATCTACGACATGACATCGCCAGCCGCACCGCCGGCAATGACTGCGGCCACCGTCGAGGGACTTTCCGGTGGCGACTGGTGCACCTTCCAGCACACCAATGCGGGGACCTCGTTTCTGATCTGCCTCAACGGCGCAGATCCGCGCCGGGTGTACAACGGCAGCGCCTGGCTGACGACGCCGACGATCACCTTTGCCGACACGACGACGATGGCGCAGCTGAATTACGGCTGGCTGTTCAAGAACCGACAGTTCCTTCTGAAGAACGCAACGCTCGATGCCTATTATCTGCCGGTCAATTCGATCGGCGGCGCCGCCCAACTGTTTCCCCTGGGCGGAGTGATGAAGAAGGGCGGCTCGTTGCTGACGGGTTTTTCCTGGTCGCTCGAAAGCGGAGACGGGCTTTCCGATCTCTGCGTATTCGTCTCGACGGAGGGCGAGGTGGCCGTCTATGCCGGATCGGACCCCGGCGACGCCAACAGCTTTGCCTTGAAAGGCGTTTACCAGATTGGTCGCCCGCTCGGCAAGAATGCCTGGATCCGCGCGGGCGGCGATATCCTGATCGCCACCAGCGATGGGCTGACGCCGATCTCACAGGTGTTCCAGCGCGATCGCCAGGCGCTGAGCCAGGTGTCGATTTCGAGACCGATCGAGGACGATTGGCGCCGGGCGGCGAATGCGACCGGGGCAGGCTGGGTGGTGAAACAGTGGCCGGAACAGAACCTCGTCTTCATTGCCTTTCCTGCCAACAGCGTCGTTATCGACACGACCTTCGTGCTCAACGTGCTGAGTGGCCGCTGGTCGACGATCAGCAACTGGGAGGCAAGCTGCTATGAGACCTTGCAAGGTGGGCTGTTCTTCGGTTCGACCGCCGGGTTTTGCTGGCAAGGCGACACGACTGGTACCGATGACGGGCTTGCCTTTACCGCCGCCTATCTCTCCCAGTTTACGCCGGCGACGCAATTTGGGCAGCGCGCACGGGCGACGCTCGCTCACATGTTTTTCCGGGCGAAAAGCAAGCCGAAGGTGCGGCTCTTTGCCCGCGCCGACTTCGACAGGACGATCCCGCCTTCCGACCAGGTCACGGTCGGCAATGCGGCTGCGTCGGAATGGGATGTCGGCCTGTGGGACAAGGCGGTGTGGGATGCTCTGACACAGCAGCTTCGCTACAGCTTTCGCCAGAATGTGCGGGCGGCAGGCGACATGCTGGCCGTCGGTTGCGCCATCACCTCGGGGGGCGAGATGAAGCTTGACCTTGAGGTGGACCTTTCGACATTGCAGGTGGAAGCCGGGGAGGCGAGCGCATGAGGATCACCTGGGGCGGCGCCGCTGACCCCACGGCGAACCGGGCGATCGCCGAATTCGTGGCCAGCCGGATTGCCGGCTGCGAACGCGGCTTTGCCGATTTCACCACCATGGGCGTGCTCCAAGACGACGTGCTTGTCGCTGGCGTTGTGTTTCACAACTATGCGCCGGAAGCGGGCGTCATCGAGCTTTCGGCGGCTTCGACCAGCAAACGCTGGCTGGCGCGGCCGGTGCTCCGGGCGATGTTCGGCTATCCTTTCGATGAGATCGGCTGCCAGATGGTGGTTCTAAGGGTTTCCGAGCGCAATAGCGGCATGATCGCGATCGCCGGACGCTTCGGTTTTTCGCCGCACCGAATTCCCCGCCTTCGCGGGCGGGCCGAGGCAGAAATCATCTTCACACTCACAGACAACGACTGGCGGAACCATCCCGCCAACCAGAGGTAGGCACCATGGGAAAACCCAAAGCTCCGAAGCCGCCGGATCCGCGCGAAACCGCGTCGGCGCAGACCGCGACCAACATCGGAACCGCAATTGCCAATGGGACGCTCGGCAACATCAACCAGGTAACGCCCGACGGGAGCCTGACTTACTCCCAGACGGGTTCGACGAAGTGGACCGATCCGCTGAACGGCAAGGCCTACGACTTGCCGACCTGGACGGCGACGCAGAAACTCTCGCCTGCGCAGCAGGCCATCAAGGACCAGACCGACGCTGCCGAGAAGAATATGGCGACGCTCGCCAACAACCAGTCGGCGCGGTTGAACGATCTTCTCGGGCGGCCGATCGACCTTTCCGGCGCGCCGGCCGCCGGCAACCCCGGCGCCATCAACCTGCCGCAGTATCAGCAATATGGCCCAGGCCCGACGTTGCAGACGACGCTGTCGAACACCGGGAGTGTTCAAGGGGCCGTTGCGAACGCCGGTGCGATACAGGCGTCGCTCGGCAATGCTGGCGAGGTCAAGCGAAACTACGAGACCAACTTCGACACCAAGCGCTACGAAGATGCGTTGATGGCGCGCATGAACCCGCAACTCGACCGGGACCGCGCAGCCCTGGAGACGCAGCTTTCCAACCAGGGATTGCAGCCGGGCTCGGAAGCCTATAACCGGGCGATCGACCAGGCGAACCGACAGGCGAACGACGCCCGCTTCGGGGCGATCCTCAATGCGGGGCAGGAGCAATCCCGAGTTGTCGGTCTGGCGCAGCAGGCCGCCTCCTTCGAGAATGCGGCACAACAGCAGGCCTACGGCCAGATGCTGCAGAGCGGCCAGTTCGCCAACCAGGCGCAGAACCAGCAGTACACCCAGAACGCCAACAACATGCAACTGGCGAATGCCGCGCAGCAGCAGAACTTCAACCAGGCGCTCGCCGCTGCCGGATTCAGCAACGACGCCCTGCAGCAGATGCACCAGAACAACCAATCGGCGGCGGCCGCCAACAATACGTTGAAGGACCAGACCTTCAACGCCCAGCAGGCACAGCTTGCGGCACAGAATGCGGCGCGGACGCAATATCTCAACGAGATGTATGCCCAGCGCAACCAGCCGATAAACGAGATCTCGAGCCTGCTTTCCGGCGCCCAGGTGAGCAGTCCGAACTTCGTACCGACGCAAGGGCAGAGGATTGAGGCACCGGATTACATGGGAATGGTGCAAAACAATTATCGGGGGCAACTCGAAGCGCATCAAGCGCGGCAGCAGGCCGCAAGCGGTGCGCTGAGCAAGATGTTGGGAATGCTGCCTTTCGGAAAGACGGATTCGGACCGCCGCCTGAAGAAGGACATTGCAAAAGTGGGTAAGCTCGATGGGCATTCGCTCTACGAATACCGCTACAAGAGCGAGCCCGGGCACGGCCCGAAACATATCGGCGTCATGGCGCAGGAAGTGGAAAAGACCCGCCCCGACGTCGTCAGCCGCGACCCCGACGGCATGCGTCGCGTCGACTACGGCCGGCTCTTTGCCGCAGGGCGCAAGACGCGGTAGCCGCCGACTGAACGCCCTCGAGACGAAACAACCTCAATAGCTGAAGCGCCCCGGCGTCTGGTTCAGTCCAACGCCGAGCGCTCGCTGGACGCTTTCATGGAGAAATCCCATGCCCAGAACTGGCGGCGTTTATTCGCCTCCCGCCGGCACCAAAGGCGTGCCGAACACGACCATTCAGAGCGTGCCCTACAACACGCTGATCGAAGATCTCACCGCCGACGCCAACGCGCCGCGCCCCGTGACCGCTGGCGGGACGGGCGCAACCTCGGCAAGCGCTGCGCGCACCGCGCTCGGCGTGGAGATTGGGACGAACGTGCAGGCCTATGATGCAGGCTTGCAGTCTATCGCAGGCCAAACAACCGTTGCCAACCAGATCCTCTACACGACCGCGACCGACGTCTATGCGACGACGGCGCTAACACCGTTCGCCAGGACTATCCTCGACGATGCGGACGCGGCGACGATGAGGGCGACGCTTGGACTTGCGAGCATCGCAGCGTCGGGGTCTGCGAACGACCTGGTAACCGGGACGATCGCGGACGCTCGTCTGCCGACCTCGCTATCAGGAAAAACTTTTACATCAGCGGTAACCGCAGCCAGCCTGCTTACCACCGCCGCCAACCAGGGCATCGAGCTTGGGCCAGCGGGGATAGCAAATACACCGTTCATCGACTTCCATTCGTCTGGCGCAAACACTGACTACGACGCTCGTATTTTGGCATCTGGAGGTTCGGGCGCCACTGGAAACGGAGCCCTAACATACACCTCCCATGGAGGTCACAATTTCCAAGGGCTTGCTGTTTTCAACAGCACCGGAACATTTGGCGGTACGCTCGCCGGAAACCAAGTGATCACTACCAATGGCGAGTTTATCGCCAAGGCGAGCGGTGATCGTCTTCTGTGGTTCCGCACGCCCACTGACGTGAACCGAGGTCTGGTTTACCATCAGAATTCTACCGGCTCCCTTCGCCTGTCGCTGTTCAATACATCGGGCGTGTTTTCTCAGGAGCTTGGTGTTTATGAGGATGGCCGGAGTATTTGGTCCGGTCACGTCATGCGTGTCGGTGGCGCCGCCGCTTCTGGTGAGTTCCAGATATTTACCAATGACACCACTGACAGCTACCGCATGATTGGTGATAATGGAGGCGGTCTCTTCATCCAGAAATCCAACGACCGCTTTGGCACGAATGCCACCACACTCATGTCGTGGAATGCGGCAGGTGAAACCGATTTCTTCAGCACGATCTACTGCAATGCCGTTGTCACCAAGAACAATGGCAACGGCCTCAACGTCAAGATCGGCGACGACGCTTGGGTCGGCGATTTGAATGCCTCAAACTCGATTCGGGTTTGGGGGCAACAGGCTGGTAATGCGGGTTGGATTAGGTTCGGTGGCGCACTGAATGGTTTCGGCGTCGATGCGGGATCTCCCGATGTCATCCGCTATGCCGGGTGGTTGCTGCAAACTGACGGTAACCAGTACATGCCGTGGGCGGGGCTCTTCCTTCATCAGCTTTTTGAGCAAAAGGCGGGCATTTATACCGGTTCCAACCGCGACGAAACAAACTTCCCAATCGGGCATGTCATCCTGGTCGAAACGGGCAACGCTGACGTCAAAGAGCGGAACTCTGCCCATGCGATTTATCTCAATTCCAGTTACGGCTACGGCTTTGGCGGGGCTGGGGCGCAACTTGCTGGTACTTGGCGTGCTCGAGGCGGCTACGATTCGCCTGGGTCGGGTGCATGGACCTATAGCTTCGTGAGGACGGCATGATGTCATCGATGTCTTTGAATACGGTTTACGCCGTTCGAGCCACTCAAGAAGCCGACGTCTACAACATCCGTTGTAACATCACGGACTATCTGGGCGTGTCTTGTGACACCGAATACTGCAGTCGTCCCGATGATACTGTCGGCATCAACCCCGTGATCCGTCAGTGGTTGCGTGACAATCCCGACGTTCAGATCGAGGCGTATACGCCCCCCGAGCCGCTGACAGAAGATGCGTTGCGGCAACGCATGCCAAGTCTGACTGCCCGCCAGCTCCGCCTAGGGCTGGTGAATGCCAACGTCTCACCTTCGACCGTGACCGCGACGATCGCCGTGATGCCGACTGGTCCGGATCGGGACAAGGCGCAGATCGAGTGGGAATATGCGACCACGTTCAAACGCACGCATCCGCTGATCGCGACCGTTGGGACCGCTCTTGGTCTTTCTGATGCCGAGATCGACGCCCTGTGGGCGGCCGCGGCCGCGCTGTAAGCGACTAATCTCCAAAAGGTGAATCATGAACAGAGCAGCGTTTCACGCGGCCCTGCGCGATACCGCGTCGGGTATTTTCAGGGCCTATTCTACGACGCAATTCGACAGCCTGGAGGCAATCGTTCTGGAGGCACGCCGGCGTTCGGTGAGCCTCTGCCATCTGGCCGCAGTCCTCGCGGAGGTCCATCATGAAACCGGTGGCACGATGCGGCCGCTCGAGGAGAACCTGAACTACTCGGCAAGGCGGCTCACGCAGGTCTGGCCAGCCCGGTTTCCGACACTTGCGAGCGCCGAGCCCTATGCGGGCAATCCGCGCAAGCTTGCGAACCGGGTTTATGGTGGCCGGCTCGGCAATGTCGAAGGCGACGACGGCTGGGCCTTTCGCGGCCGAGGGCTGGCGCAAATCACCGGTCGCGCGAACTATGGCAAATTTGGCCTCGTGGAGACGCCGGATCGAGCCTGTGATCCGGCAACGGCCATTCGCATCCTGTTCGACGGAATGATGCAGGGGCTCTTTACCGGCAAGCGGCTGACCGACTTCGACGCGGTCGATAGCCGTTCGGCGTCGCCGTCCGACTATCGTTACGCCGCATCGCGCGCGATCATCAATGGTGACGTTAGGCAGAACGGCCCCACGATCGAGGCCTATGGCCGCGCCTTCGAGACGGCGTTGCGCAAGGCCGGATATGGCCGTGACCGTGTGGCGGAGGCGGCCGATCCTGCCGTCGTTGTGGTCCTGCGGCCCGAGGCGGCCGAAAGGACGCGCGACGCGGAAGGTGCGAAGGCTTCTCAGACGGCCAAAATCAATTGTATCCGCCGCCTTGTCGAGGCTGTTGCCGCGTTTCTTGCGCGGTGGACGAAATGAGCGCTGTCGTCATCCGTATCCTGCTGCGCTATGGCGCGGGGCTGCTTGTGGCCAAAGGGCTGCTGGCGCCGGAAGCCGGGCTGGTACTTGCCGAAGATCCGGATGTGCAGGTGCTGATGCAGGTGGGTTTTGGTCTTTGCGCGGGCCTTGTCTCCGAGTGCTGGTACGTGCTGGCACGGCGCCTTGGCTGGGCGAAATGATGATTGCCTGGCCCAAGTTGCTCATCGGCGGTCTTCTCCTCGCCGCTCTTGTCTGGCTCATCCATGAAATCCGCGAGGACGGCGCCCGATCCTACGCCAATGCCATCGAAAGGCAGAACAATGACGCTCAGAGCCGCGCTCGCGAGAGGCGCCTTGATTACGATTCCTGCCTTGATGCTGGCAGGTTGTGGGACTTCGCGTCCGGCCAGTGTTCCGGGCCTGCGGGGCGTGGTCGGAACTGACCTTGTCGGCGCCCGAGGGGCCTCGCCGGCCGATCAGCGTCGGATCGACCGGACGGTCGTCGGCCTTTGTGCCGCAGATATCTGGACGAAGGCCGAATGTGCGAAGCACGGGGAAAACGATCATGTCGCCGGCTGAAATCGACATCGTCGTCCATCGCCAGTTGGGGGAACTGGTCGCAGGCATGCGCGGCCTGCAGGAATCCATTCATCGGATCGAGGATGGCGCCAGGCGAGCGGAAGACAAGTCGGCCGCCAGCCAAGCCAACGTTCACCGGCGCATGGATCAACTCGCCGAGCGGGTCAACGAACTCGAGGCGTCGGCCTCCGCGATCGGCGCCGAAATCTCCGACATGAAGCCGGTGACCGATGACGTCAGGCGATGGAAGCTTATGGGCATCGGTGCGCTTGGGGTGACCGGCATCGCCGCGATGGCCCTTGGCGTCAGCTTCGCCGAAGCGATCCGGCGGATCGTGTTCGTAATCGCCGGCAGGGCCTAGAAGGCCGGAGTAACTGATCCTGGCCGATCGATCAAAGCGCCGCGCACCCGAAAGGGTGCGCGGTGCTTTTTGCGTTTGGTGCTCCGGGGCGGCCCTGCCGGACGATGATCACACGGCGGGTATTGGATTTGCCGACGCGCCCAATGCGCGTCCACTCTCCGAAACCGAGAAGCGAAGGCGGTACTCCTTCGGTGACAGACCCAGGATCTTGCGGAAGATCTTTCGGTAGGCGTTGGTGTCGTCATAGCCGCTCTGCCAGGCGACCTGCTCGATCGAGAGATGCGAGCGCTCCAGCAGATCGCGCGACTTGGCGATCCGCAGCCGCTGGCAGTATTCCGTCGGGTTGAAGCCGGTCGCCTTCTGGAAACGGCGCAGGAAGGTGCGATCGCCCAGCCCGGCGCGCTCTGCCATCATCTGCAGCGTCACGCCCTTGGTGTTGGTGCCGTGCAGCCAGTGCTGGATTTTCAGGATGACCGTGTCGCCATGGTCGAGCTTGGGCGCAAAGACGCTGTAGTAGCTCTGCTCCCGCGCGCCGGGGTCGATGATCATGTAGCGCGCCGTTGCCAGCATGACGTCTGTCCCCAAAAACCGGTCGACGAGTTTCAGCCCGAGATCGATCCAGGCCATCATGCCGCCGGCGGTGATGATGTCGCCCTCATCGATCAGCAGCCTGTCGGTGTCGACGCGGATGTCGCCATAGCGCCCGGCGATCAGGTCCTGGTGCGACCAATGGGTGGTGATGGTGCGGCCAGCGGCGAGGCCGGATTCGGCCAGCAGATAGGCTCCGCCGCAGACGGAGCAGATGGTGGTGCCGCGTTGATGCTGCTCGCGCACGAAGGCGGGCAGGGCGCCGATGCGGTCGCCGACGGGCAGGTCGGAGAGTGTGGGCGGCAGGATCAGCGCCACGAGGCCTGAGGAGGCACGTTCGTGGGAGTCGCGCGACTTGGCCACCGAGCCATCTTCCTGAAGCTTCCAATGGCTGATGCGGATCTGCGGCGCATCCCTCCCGCTTTGCTCAATCGACTGCATGCTCGCGACCTGGAACATGTCGGTCAGTCCGTGGATCGCCGACATCAAGGCACGGGGGTAGACGACGATACCGATTTCCGCCGGTTCGCTTGTCGTTCGTTTTGTCACTTCTGCCCCCATCGTTGTCAGCTTTGCCGGTCGAGAGGTTAGGCGCGCCGATTTATCAATTCAACCATCGCTTCCACGGAACGGAAGCAGGGCAACAGAGATCAAAAAGGTGAGGACCATGACGCAGGCAAAAGCAGTTTCCGCAAGCGTTTCCAATGGCATTTCGCGTCGCAACGTTCTGTCGGCAGCCTTCGGCGCCGCCGCCACCGCGGCCGCGGTCAATGCCGTGAACACGCCGGCCAAGGCCGCATCCACCACCGCATCAGCCGCCGGCGCGTCCGGCACTGAGGGAACAAGCAGCATGGGCAGCCGCATCATCACCCGCGATGGCGTCGAGATCTATTACAAGGACTGGGGGCGCAAGGACGGTCCG